AAATATGATTATTACATGTCAAATTGGGGTCAAGATTTAGGAAATTGGTATGGACAACCATCAAAAGCCACAAGCATAGGTATAAAAGTTAAAAATGAAGATTTAAGAGAAGATTTAGAAGAATTTTTAGATTCTTTTAGAGAGAAATATTTCCAATATTTTAAAACCAGATCTACTGGAGCACCATTAGTACAAGTTCAAATGTTTAAAAGACTCTTAAAGAAGGCGTTATATTAAAAATGTACTTTACGTGTAAATAAGTCCCAAATAATTTTTTTGTTTGGGATTTTTTTGTTATATTACTTATAACGTAAAAATAAAGGATGAAAATTATTTTAGGAATAGGTATGGTAGTAACAGAAAATAGGTTAAGAAAGATGGGTTTTGTAGAGAAGGAAGTTCTTTATGATACTAAACCCAAACAGATATGGGTGATAGGTAACCACATGACAGACTCTGGATCTTTTGCAGATACAATAATGTTTGATCCTGATAAAAATAGAATTAGCGTAAGTTATGGTGGAAATATTTCCATTCCAGTTTATCAACAAGTCGAATCAACCTGGGATGTTAAACAATTTCTTAAAGAACATCCGCATGATGATGAAAAAACACTCCACGAAGAAAAATATGGAACTGATGAAGAAGAGTGGAAAATAATTCTTCTTACTGCCGGACAGCATAGATTTGCTGTAATGAGAGAAATTAAAGAAATATTAGGTCTTAGTTTAGTTCAAGCCAAAGAGATTGTAAATGATTTACCTCAAAAAATTTCTACTGAATTGTTTGAAGATAAAGCATATGAAATAAAAGCCAAGCTCGAAAAGATTGGAGCTGTGGTCGAAATCCGTTAAAAACAAAAACTTTAACATTTTTTAACAAAAATATTTTTTACTTACACAGAAATTGGTTATATTGCAGTTATAGTAAAATACAAATTTAAAAAATACTAATTTAATACGCACAACATGGAAACATCATTAACATCAATCGGTTACAGGGTTCATAATTTAGACGAACTTAAAACGTATGCCCCTGCAGTATTTGCTACCGAACCAGCAGAAGGAGTCACTGGAAGGTATTCGTTTATCTCAACAAATGAAATCGTTGAAAAAATTCTCGATCTTGGTTGGGAACTTCATTCAGCCAAACAGAATGGACCAAATCCATTCTCCCGCCACCATGTCCGCTTTGTGAATCCAAAACTTGGATTCATGGATCTTGAAAAGGACAAAGTCAAGCCTCAAATTATCCTCGATAATAGTCACAACCGTGGCTCATCTGCCCAAATTCACATGGGTCTCTTCCGTCTTGTATGTACTAATGGTCTTGTTGTTGCAATGCCAGGAATGTATAACGCAGTTAAATTCCGCCACATGGGTGTTGATAAGGAAGAACTAAGACGTCTTCTTGAAGTAGCCGGAGAACAATACAAAAAAGTAGGAGACCATATTAGCGATATGCAGCAAGTTAAAATGTTGGTTGATCAACAAGAAGAATTCGCTATCAAGGCAGTCGCTCGCAGGGAACCTCATATGTTCATCAAGGAAGATGGAACTATCGATGTTAAGAAAGTCACCGCTTCTACTAATCCTTCTGAACTTATTACTCCCATCCGTGGAGAAGACAAGCAGAACGACCTGTGGACAGTATTCAATGTGATCCAGGAACGTATGATCAATGGCGGCTACAATCGTATCACTGCAAATGGTCGTAACTCTACAACTCGTGGAATTACAAACGCCACCCGTACAGTTGAATTCAATAAGGAACTTTGGGGAATCGCTGAAGATTATATGCCCGAAATTGAAGAAATTGCTGTATAATGAAAATATTTAATCTAAAAGGCTCCATGAAATCAGAGTTTAAACCGGACTTTGATTTCTTCGAAGTTTTTGAAAAACACGAGTATTACGTGAGTAGAATGCTGTCCGGCTCTAAATCTGGATATGTCCAGGCTCACCCAGATAATCTTGTAATTTTTAATGGAAATATTGTCATTGAAAAACACGGAAAGATTTGGTACGGAGACATTGATGTAACTCTTGATGAAGAGAAACTCCAAGTCATTGCAAATGAACTTTGTAGAGACCTTTATATTCTTAGTGAACATGATGCCAGATTTGAGAATGTAAGTGCTGGTATGAAATACTGGAAAGAAAAAGCCAGAGCTGTAATTAAATATCAGAAATAACCACAATTATGGATAAAAGAGAAAAAATAAAATTAGTACTTTTAATACTCGGTATTGTAACATGTGTCAGTTATCTTATTTGGAGTAGTAATTATAAGAAACAACTAAAAGAAGAGACAGTTATTGAACTGCATAATCTTTTTATACATGGAATGGAACAAGCTTATTTTGAAGGACAGAAAGATGCAATTAATGGAGATATTCATATAGCTCTTGATTCTGCGAATTGTTGGTACTGGACTGAATCTCCATGGGATGCAGATAGTACATCCAGAAGACAACCTACATTTGATCCGTCGAATCAATAAAATTATGAAAAGATATACAGTAGAAGAATTTAGAAAATATCTGGATTCTCAAGAAAGTAGAGGAGATATTTATTATTATCTAAATGAAGATAATATCGAGAAGGCAAATGCCAAAGAAGAAACAGAATTTGATGACGAAGAATTTAGAGATCTTTATACATAAAATATGAAAAAAGTAGAATACAACGGAAAAAAATATAAAATTACTCGTAGTAGTTATGGATTTTCTTCATCACGTTTATATGTAAATGAGGAGGGAAGTTCTATCATTTTACATAATACTGATTTAGAAGATATTGAGAGTTTTCAGACATATGCTAAGAGGGCTATAGATGAATATGAAGTTCGTCTAACTGCTAAACAAGTATTTAATGACTGGGACGGAAAACTTTAATCTTTTAACGAATATAAAAATAAAACAAATATATGACAGTTAAACAAACAAATTCAAAGGAAATTATTGCTCTGAATACGTTTGAAGCTGTTAGACTCCGGCCAACAATGTACATTGGACAAGTAGTTCCAATGGAAGAAAAGCTTACCATTATAGTAAACGGTAAGATGAGAATGGTCGAAAAGTCATGGTCACCTGGTTTTATGCACCTTATTGTTGAGGTATTGGAAAATGCTCTTGATGAAGCCAAAAGGTGTAAAGGGAAAATGAAAAATGTTTTTGTGACAGTTAACCTTGACACAAATGAAGTTACCGTTAAAGATGAGGGTAATGGATTTTACAAGGCACACTCAAAACATCCCAAAACCAAAAAGAATGTTGTGAGAACTGCAATGGAAGAACTCCATGCTGGTTCTAATTTTTCTGATACAGATACAAACATTCTAGGTACTCATGGCGTTGGTTCTGCGGTAACAAATATTCTTTCTGAAAAGTTTTCAATTACAACTAGAAATAAACTTTACCATGTTCATTATGATTGGGAAGATTTTGCAGTTGTAAAAGAAGATAAAAGGAAAAGAGAAATTAAAGAACCACTTGGCTCGGAAGTTTCATTTATTCCATCAAGAGAAATATTCCCTGGATTCAAATGGGATGAGGAACTTATTACCACATATCTATCTTATAAGGCCTTTCTAATTCAGAGTGACCCTATAATCAATAATTTACAGTTGATAGGTAAGTTTATTAAAGATGGAAAAGAAGTTATCATACCAGTCACTACAGACTTTATAGAAGGTGACTACATTCAAGTTGATAGTCCAATTGGATCAATATACCTTTGGGAATCTTATGAAAATTCTGGTTCCTTATCATTTGTAAATGGATCTCAATGTGTGGGAATCCACCAAAAAATTGTTAATGATTGGTGCAACGATGGATATTTCAAATATCCGTATGCTCACCATTTTTATGAGACTTTAGTTTCATTAAATGTTCCATCTCAATTAATGAGATTTGCAGACCAGAATAAAACCAAGTTTGCGACAGGACGAGGAGAACTCGAACCTGATATGGAAAAACATTTCAAATCTAAACTTATTAGAGGATTAAAGAAATCAGATATTGCTAAGAGAATCGACCAAAGTATTGAAGACAGGTTACATGCTGAAAATATCGCAAAGATAAAGAAAGCAAAGAGACAATCAAAACGTCAAATCTCTGAAAAATATAGTCCGCCTTCTAAAAAGAAGGAAGTTATTTATATTACTGAAGGATTATCTGCAGCTGGTTCTGTTAAACAAGCCAGAGATGCTGCAACCGAAGGTGTATATGCTCTTAAAGGAAAAGTAAAAAATACCAGAAAACTATCAGATTTAACAAGTAACGTAGAATTGCTTGAAATAATGAGTATTCTAGATATTGAACCAGATAGTCTGAAGCAATCAGCATTTGATAAAATTGTAATTGCAGCAGATGAAGATCCAGATGGACAACATATTAGTTCATTGATTATTAACTTCTTTCATAAGTGGTTCCCTCATATTGTAAAAGATAAAAGGCTTTATAAAATTATAACTCCTTTGATAGCTTGTAATTATGGAAAGGATAGACACTATTTTTATACAAATGAAGAATACTTAGAATATTCTAAAAATAAAAAGACTACTAATCTAACATATCTTAAAGGACTTGGATCACTAAACATGGAGGATTGGGTTTACGTTATGACTAATAAAGTATTATTTCAAATAGTGCCAGATAGAAGTGCTAAGAAATATTTAGAAATAGCGTTTGGAGCCTCGGCACAAAAACGTAAAAAATGGCTTGAAACTGGATAATATATAAAATAAAAATGTATACTGGAATTATTTACTTAGCTACATCTCCATCTGGAAAAAAATATTATGGAAAAACAGTTGGGCAACTAAAAAATAGAATTGCTGGCCATAAACGAAATTCTCAAATTTCTAATTGTCATTTTTCAACCGCAATACGAAAATATGGAATAAAAAAATTTAATTGGGACATTATTGAAACTTATACATTAGAATCAAGAAAAGCTTTAAGAAAAATATTAAATGAACGCGAAATATACTGGATAAAACAAGATAATACAATAGTACGAACTATTGGGTATAATATGACGATTGGAGGAGATGGCGGTGCAGCATTTGGAAGAAAGCTTTCTGAAGAAACAAAAAAGAAAATAAGTAACTCATTAAAGGGAAAGATTTATTCTGAAGAAAGAAGAGAAAATATGAGTAAAAATGGGAAAGGAATATCTAGAAATAAAAATAGAAAACTTTCCGAAGAAACAAAAAAGAAAATAAGCCAAGCTCAAAAGGGTAGAAAACTTTCCGAAGAAACAAAGAAAAAAATGAGTGAGTCTCAAAAGGGAAGAGTTGCATGGAACAAAGGAAAGCCTGCATGGAACAGAGGAGTGCCGGCAACAGTAGAAACAAAGAAAAAAATGAGTGAATCTCTTAAAGGAAGAGTTGCATGGAATAAAGGAAAAAGAAATAAATGATGAAAATAATATTATAAAATGGAAAATATATGCCTATAGATAATTGGAAAAATGTAACTGAAGAATGGCCAACTGCAGAAATGTTGGAAGATTATGATGAAGATGATGAAGGAGCAACTATAGAAAAAGTAACTATGAA